TATTTCATCACGAGCGGTTGAAGTTATACCCCAGAGAACAATGGAGTCTTTCGAGGGGGGAGAAGTGTTGAAGAACTCAGTGGCCAAGCGGAATTGTTTTTGGTTACTTGAACCATTGATTGAGAAATTTATGTTGGTTGCACCGAGTTTCTCTGAGAGTAGGTGACGGTATGAGTATTTTGTGAAGTCTTCAGAGTGTCTTTGGGCGTTGAATTGTTCTCTAGGTTGTCCTGGGGTGTAGCAGAGACCGTGACCCCACATCCAGGAGCAACCGAAGGTGATGAGGTTCATAGGCGGTCGGAACCCTCTCTCAAAGGAAGTTTATTTGTCACCTGTAGCATCACGATGTTCTTGGGAGTAGATGGACTGTCTCATATTATTTTTTGTGAGGTAATAGTATGGAGACTTGAATATATCATGCATTGAGTATTCCATTACCATAGCGATACGTTTATGTGCTTTAGGAGTAGGGTGAAGTTGATTTTTGAAGGTATGAAGTAGATTAGTTTGTACACAATATTTGACACGTTCTGAGGTTTCTTCATTCATCCAACGGATACCATATCCTGGAGTTTCTAGATTAGAGTCAGGTGCATGACATTCATTCCATGTTAGTTCAGTTAGCATGGAATTGATTAGGAGGCGACCACCAGGGTGGATATGATTATCGATACCATCCCACCAATAGTTAGGAATACCTTCAAGTTTTAGAAGTTTATCAAAGACTGCGATTTGATATTTGAATCGTTCATAACATACCCAGAAGTTATGATGTTTTTTATAGTAATCATCAACATCAATTTTGTGCCAATATTCTTGGTTGAACTTTTGTTCATCAGTCATGCCAGGGAATAAAACCATTGAGGCAGCTTCAAAATCATCTTTATTTGAAATATGCTGAATTTCAAAGATAATACCAGCGACTTTGATGCCTCTTTTTTTATACTCAGGTAACTTACGAATAATTACTTTATTCAAGTGGTATTGGAGAGTATCGTTAGATGCCCGTTTGAAAGATATATTCTTTAGTCGCCAGTTATATTTGTCTGCTAAGATATGTGCCCATGATTTTTTAGGGTCATCTTCTGCAAGAGTCCATGCACCACCAATGACGATTAGGACTGGGCGAAGATCATCAATAGGAGTGCCACCATCAAAGGTCTCCAAAGTTATCCCTCATTTCTTCACGATGGTTCTTGAGGGATGTGAAGGCACCATCAATAAAACCACGACGATATTCCCAGGTATCACCCCCGGTTTTACCTCTAGAGGCATTGATGCACTTTGCAGCATCAGGATCATCTTCTCTAAGGTTATTGCATACTAAACCAGCAAGATCAAGATCTTTACCAGGTTTGCCGGTCCCTCCCCAATAGAGGACTCCCTCCATCCAAGTAGCACCACACTTTTCACATTTCTTCATGGGAACCTCTGTGGATTATAAAAAATATTTAGAAGTTAGTATGTTCTATAATGTAGTCAGCAATGATTTTGTGTTGATCTGCATTTGGATGACCTTGACCAGGGGTCTGGATCATCTTCAGAATATCCTCGTAGATATGATGCATTTTCGGGTCATCCATTAGGTTTCGCCAATACCCCATATCTTCTAGAGGATCACAATCATTGAATAGTACAATGTAGGGAACTTCATGTACTTTAGCAAATTGTTCAAAAAGAAGTAAGTTTTTGTATAAATTCTCTGCCCCATGTGTCTTATTCCATACCCAACGGTAGTAGGAAGACATTGCTAGGGAATGTGGTACTTTCTTCTTATTACCTGAACGGAAGTTGAAATTAGAATTATCTTGTCTAAACCTAAAAGGGCAGAAGAGGTGAGCACCATCTTCTGCATAGAACTCAATACGAGTGGGTACTGTAAGTTGTAAGACTACTGGTTGAACCCCATTAGTCTTTATATGATGTAGTACCCTATTTACGATATAGTCATTGGATGCCCCACATTGAGACAAATCAGTTGCTTCACACTTGTAGTGTTTTTCAACATGATGAATGAACCGTTCTGCTAGACGGTCCTTCAGTTCATCACCCCATGTATACGAACAACCCGCAAATATCATGCCGAAAGATCAATCATTTTCTGTATGTAGGTCTTTGCTTTTTGTAGGTCATCTTGACGAGAGTTGCCAGATTTCCTACCTGCACGACTAACATACTTTACAACATTACCAGCAAAGAAGTCGAGTTCTTGATCTGCAATGAAATCCCAGACTTCAATTTGTCCAGTATTGTAATAATCGGGATGGTAACCGAGTGCATCAGAAACCGAAAACGTAAGGTGATCTTGTCCTGGTCCCCCAATGCCTCCAACTTGGAATGTGAAAGGGACTTGCTGAGCTGCTTGTACAGCATCGTCAGGAACTTGAATATCTAATGCGTCACCGCCGTCGAATTGAATGGTGTCGTCTGCCATAGAACTAATGAGCGTCACGCCAAATAGTATTGTAGGGTTTAGAATCTTTATTAGATTCCTTATATGAAGTATAGCACTTGGTTAGTATAGGGTCAAGGATCTCTGCAATTTGTTGATGTCCTTGTATAGTTGGGTGAAATGAATATGGATTGAGAACTCCTTTTTTCTTCAAGAAGTCAACACGATCACAATCTGCTTTCCAATCAGAGAAGTGATACTTATCATCCATTGGATCCCATCCATTCTTGTATGCCAACTGACTTAGTAAGTCCTGATTGCAGTCATACGGCAATTCATCAAATGGTTTATATACACCACCAGTATAATTATTGACATTCAGTGTGTCAAACCATATTTGAGGAACGTTGAGTAACTCAAAATACTTCTGCCAAAAATGGACTTCGTCTGCTAACGTCCGATTGGCAACACGTTCATAGAAGTGTTGGCGGAAATACTCCTTTGGTCCACACCAATCAGGTCCATGAATATGTTTACGTTTCTCTTGACCGGGTTGAAAGCATGAAAATGACTTTCCATGATTGAAAAATACTTCCATCCTGTAGATAGAAGTTACCCCCCAGATGACAATAGTGTCATTTAGATCATTCTGATGTAAATATTTTCTAAGTCTGCGAAACTGACATCCATTAGATGCTCCTCCAGAAGCAATATTGACGTTTTCTAATCCATGCTTTTTTGATAAGATAGTTCTAAACGCATTTTCCCAGTTGTCATCATCGTTATAACAGCGGTCTTGATACGTTTGTTTGTCCCAAGGATCTTCAGAATCATACCCGGAACCAACACCAGCAATCCAACTGCATCCTAAAGTCAGTAATCTCATCTGAGTCGGGCAATCTCACCATCAATCTTATCTGCTAACCACTTATGGTACTCTCTAGTGGGATGTTGAGAGAAAGGATTGACTTCTTTCTGCTGTTCTAGATATTGAATGCGAGTAGAATCTGAAGAAGAGAACTGCGAGACGTGATATCCATCTGCTTTTGGGGAGAATTGTAAGTCTGCACACTTCAAAGACATCAGATCCCGCCTAGGTTGATCGTCAAAGAGCATCCTATCGATTGGTTTGGGGTATTCATGATGGTTGAAAGTATCAAACCAATAATTTTCAATACCTGCTGCTTCAAAAAAGCGGTTCCAGAAGCGGCATTTGTGTGCAAGTAGTTCTACTTTCTCCTTGTGATCATAGTGATGTGCTAAATGTGCCTTGCTATCAAACTTAGCACGCGCCATTTGGGTGTCAGCACCCCATCCATTACCAAAAAGAACACTGATATATTTTCCTTTTTCCTTAGAAAACACCTCAGTGCGGGTTGTAACAGTCAATCCCCAGAGCACAACTGTGTTTTTGTACTCACTTGGATCTAATTTACCAAAGTATCTCTCAGCAAACCGAAACTGACGCTCATTGGAAGACCCCATTTGAGCGAAATTTTCGTTCGTGCACTCCCACTTATCTGCTAGATGCTTACGAAAGGCATATTTGTCTCCGAACTTTGCGTCATGATTGTCAGAACCTTGTTTATATTCAATCTTAGTCATCCCTGGAGTATAGTTGGTACCCACACCAAACATCCAAGAGCATCCAAAAGTAACAAGATTCATAATAGATCAAATCTCAGAGGTAGCATTGCGGGGATTCTGCCGTATTTATCATAACATAGTTTGGCCATCATACTCAAAGTCATGACAGTGACTTGATAGCACTCTATTTTCCCCATGCTTCAGGTAAAGTTTTGAATACGTACTTCCAATCTTTATAAAATTTACCCATATACATTCCTGCAACGTTGATATCTTCTGGAGTAAGGTCTTCAACGTCGCTTATCCATTGATCTTTTAGGTATTCGTGGTGTGGTGCCTTACTTCCCATGTCTGGGACATAGACATTTTGATGAAGCTCTGTAATTGGGTACTCAAAAAACTCAGAAATAGCACCAAGTTGCTCTGTTTCTTGTTCAGGATCCCAAAAATCTTCCATCACCACTGGATAAACGTTATCTTTACCAAAAGCATCGCAATATTTTAGGTAACCAGCGATATAATCGCAATGATCTGGCACTCTATTCTGTTTTAGGTTGTGAAAAAACAATTTTCGGTGATTTTGTCTCTTTGCAAAGGCTGCTGCGGTAAAATCTCCGCACCAAGAATCTACAACATTGACTTTTCGGGTCAATAAACTACCAACTTCCGAAAAATAGCGCCTAACAGGGTCACGAAACTCCATCAAGATCTTGACTTTGAAGTGCTCCTGCAATTTTGGAGCAATTTCAAACAAAAATGGTCGAGGAAGACTGAAATTTGTGTTGGAGAAGTCGCAAACTCCCTCATATTCGTCTTTGATGTTTTCCCAATGCCCTAAAAAGTATTCAATGTACGCATCGAGTGACTTTGGATTTGCCATAAGCATTTCCAAAGACGTATTTTTGACAAATCGGTTACTTTTTGATAAATATTCGCCATACGGATGATCGTTTGGTCTTTTTTGATAACTAGCACCGTTCCACATTAGATCAAAGGCACGTTCATGCTCCTCATCTTTCTTACAAAGTGCTTTGAGGTACCAATTTTCTTTTTTATGCCCCATATGAACATATTGGTTGTCCATCGTCACTGTGTAGTGCATTGGACTTGTTGCTGACCAGCCAACGCCGGGATTTAGAAGCAGTGTTGGTTTCATGGTAAACTATATAAATTCAGGAGGTGGGTCGTATGCCGTATGATGTCTATCTAGACAAGAAAATCATCTTTGAATCTCTATCAAAAGAAAAAGCAGAAGGAATTCGAGATACCATGCAAAATATGATTATGGCAGGAATCAACACTACTTATAAAGTTGAAGATATCCGAATTGAACCTTGTAAAGGATGAAACCTACATTATTTTTGAACGTAGGAACTGGATGGTCAGGGACTACTCCATTATACTACACTTTGGGTTGGTATAACAACTATTGTCATGCTGGACACCGTAAAGAAAAAGGATATCTGTGGTTGCTTCAGTTACAGAAAGATAATAACACGTTTGAGCGAGTAAAGTTCTACAAAAAGTTTTTTGGACCATCCAGGCAGTCAATTACGACTCGGAAACCCAAAATCTTCACTCATGAATCTAAGTACGTTGCTGGAAAATGGACTGAGGAAGAAATTGAGTATTTTTGGGGTCCCCCGTTTGAATTGAGAAAGTATGTTCAATATTATTTGAAGCATTGGGATAATATCAAAGATGATTATAAAGCAGTTGCTGATTTTAGCAACCCCAATGGATATTGCGATGCAGAGTACATAAAATATCTTGCATATCATTTACAGAGTTATTTTGACGTAAAAATCCACATGATTTTCCGAGATCCCATTCGTAGACTGTGGTCTTGTCGTCAAGCTCAGAAAAGAGACAAACCTGTTGAGCATTTTCTAAAGTCTGGCATGGATTTTGACTATATCGATTTCTATAACAAATGGGCAGATGCATTTGGCAATGATAATACCCATGTAACAATCATGGAAGACTTTTGGGCAGGAGACACTTCTTTGCTGTCAAGTTTTATTGGTATGGATATCAAGGAGACTCATGTCAATGCATATGTCCCAGATCTCGGTCCCTGTGCTCCACATATCCAATATTTGAACGATCAGTGGGAATCTGACGTAATGCATATGCCAGATCATGTCAAGGATAAAGCAAAGATTATGATGGAACCTTGCTATTCTCATTGGAAGCAATATTTTGGCAAATTGCCCGAATCTTGGGGAAAGTGATATTATACATAGGAAGCATTTGAGGTTGTTATGCGCCGACTCTGGTATTGGATTGTAGGTGAATGGAATCTTCGTAAAATCCGCAAAATGGATCCGTTTATCTACGAAGCAGATCAGATGGATGAGATGGATGATCCTTTTGCTGATGATGGGGACGATAAAGGATGATTGGATTTTCTGAGGGGTTTCACGACGCCGGACTGGCGGTTGTTCGTAATAAAAAGATTATCTTTGCTGCACATAGCGAAAGATACTCTAAGAAAAAGCATGACAAACGATTATGTGATGAACTTGCCTTTTATGGCGAATCACTCAACACAGGTGATGACGTAATCGCTTTTTATGAGAAACAGTTCCCAAAACGTGTCAGGCAATTTTTCGCTGGACAAAACCACTGGCGTAAACGAAGACATCTAGCGTTACGACCAAATATCGGTTTTCCTCATCATCAATCACATGCTGCAGCAGCATTCCAGACTTCATGCTTTGAAGAAGCAGCATGTGTTGTTGTAGATAGTATTGGTGAATGGGATTGTAGTTCTGTATGGACTGCAAAGATGGTTGATGGTAATGCTGTCTATAAAAAACGTTGGTCCCGTAGATATCCAAAGTCTATAGGTCTTTGGTACTCTGCTTTGACTGGATGGGCAGGTCTTCGTCCTTTAGACGAGGAATATATCTTTATGGGTATGGCAGCGTTTGGTAAACCCCATTATGTTGAAGAGGTAAGAAAACTCTTGTCTCAAAACAACCATCGTGGTTGCCATTTAGATATTGAGAGTAAGGAAGACGTTGCTGCTAGTGCACAGGTCGTTCTAGAGGAAGAGTTAGATAAGATTTTTGATATTGCTCTTAGATACAGCGATAATGTCTGTTATGGGGGTGGTGTTGCATTGAATTGTGTTGCTAATACCAAACTACGTAAAAGGTGCAACTTATGGATCATGCCCAACCCAGGTGACGCTGGTGGGGCACTTGGTGCTGCTCTATTGGCATCAGGTAAGAAAGTAGAGTTCACTCCTTACACTGGGTATAAGATCGACCGTAAAGTTGATCCTGAAGCAGTTGTAGATGTTCTTTTGAAGGATGGCATCTGTGGTATAGCAAATGGTAAGGCAGAGTATGGTCCTCGTGCTTTAGGTAACCGTTCTTTGATTGCGGACCCCCGATCATTTGCAAATAAGGATCGAGTCAACGAAATCAAGAAGAGACAGAAGTTTAGACCATTTGCACCCGCAATTCTGGAGGAGCATTGTCAAGATTACTTTGATATGCCAGAGCACTCTCGATACATGTCTTATGTCTATCAATGTAAGCGTCCAGACGAGATTCCTGCCTGCGTGCACGTCGATAATAGTGCAAGAGTACAAACGGTGCCCGAGACTAGTGAAAGCGTCTTCAGAGCGATTCTAGAGGCATGGTACAAGCGTACAGGTTGCCCTGTACTTCTAAATACATCATTGAACATTCGTGGCATGCCAATGGTCAATGAATGGTCTGATGCACTTGATTTCTCTAACAAGTATAACGTTACTGTATTATGAAAATACTATTTTCCGGCGATTCCTTCTGCGAAGGCACTGAACTAGACGGTCGAGAACATAGTATGGAACAAAGGGATACATTACGATATTCAAACGTTGTAAAAGAATATTTGAACGATCTTTTTGGCATTCAAGTCACATTTGACAATATCGGATATTCTGGTTACTCCAATGATGAGATTACTCGCGATACAGTTGAGTATTGTGAGAAAACCGAAGTAGATGTTGCTGTAGTTCAGTTCTCACACCCTCAGAGGTGGGCATACTACAGTGAGGTGAAAGAACGCTGGTTTAGTATGGATCAGTATGAACATTTTTATGGTTGCCACCCAGAACACAAAGTAATTGAAATTTGTGAGTGGTGGGACACTAATGTCAAGTCTAGAAC